ATACCATATTTCAAAATTAAATTGTTTCGTGAGTATTTAGTCGTCTTTAATATTAAAATCGAAATTAGGTATGTTTTTTTAAGTTTTGCGATATGTTCGTTTTTCGTCATCAAAATTCGGATAAAACCGATTCAAATATCTTTTAACTTTCAATAACAATTCTTTTCTCTCTGTGGTTTGGTCTAATCTCCTGTGACAATCAAAGCACAGAGTTACAATATTTTGTTCAATGCCTAATCCGCCTTTTGCTCTTGATATATAGTGAGCGTTCGGTATAGCGGAAGGGGAACCACACAAAATACATCTGTGTCTGTCCCTCTCCCATACCGTCATCTTTACTTTTTTACTGATAGCTAACGCTTTTGTTCGTCTGTTCATTACATTTTAGAAAGCTTTTTCATAGCTTTATCAAACTGTTCAAATGTCAATGTGTTAAGAGGTTGTTTGTATGCCTGTTCAAGCGCGTTGGCGTTCAATCCTTTAACTCTTGCAAGAGTTATTAGTTCCTGTAGCTGTTCGTTTGAGATTGTTCCGGCATTTGCACTCTTATTGTTCGGTTTGCTATACTTTGTTCTGTCGCTTTGCCAGTATACATCTGCACCGACTCCCAAAGCTTTACACGCCACACTAATAGCGTCAGTAAGTGCCATTTTGTAACTCTCATCAGACACATACAGTCCTTTTGATTCTTTTGACACCTGCATACTTCCGCCGATTCCTTGTATCGGTTTCGACCATTCATCACTGATTTTGACATATAAGTTAATCAAAATATTTGTGATAATTTCGCCTGTTTCCTGTTTGTCAGTCCATTTTTCCTCGATTGTGTAGTACCAACCGATTCCGCAAGGGCCGAATTGTTCAGTCAAAGCCTTAATTCGCCACATTGGATTGATATCCGTGAAGCCTTTTATTCTTCCTGCGGTGATTTTTTTCTGTGCATTATCAGGCACTTCTCGCACTTTTTCGTAAATATCAAGATTATTCATCTTTTCTCCTTTACCTGAATTAAATCTCCATCTTGTACCATTTTCTGTGTTTCTTCCCAAAAGCCAAAATGTTCATAAGATAAATTCTTTGTATTTACACGCTGAAACAAGGAATTATCATAGTTTCTTTTGACATTCGGGAAGATTTTTGTATAATGCTTTGTCAGACATTCCATTGTCTGTATATCCTTAAATTTAAGCATTATTTAAACACAATGTTTTCTGATTCTTTGAGAGTGATTCCGTCTATCACCTCTCCATTTTCCAAAGCTTTTTTCAAAGCAGTTTTATTTGCCGTGTAGGTTACTTTTGCATAATCTTCACCTAACTTGCTTAAGTCTACAGAATCATCAATCTGTACACTTTTAGTATGGGTAAAGTAGATTGTTCCAAAGGTGTTCTTTACTTTTTCCATGCCTAATTTTTTCAAGCAATCCGATACATAACCTTTGTAGCGTGTAAATGCGGTTTCTTTCGATTTTTTCATAGCCTGCAGGCGTTTTATTTCGTTGTCGATACTTTCTATCTCCGTCTTGAAATTACGGCTAATATGGAGCAAATTTCCTTCTTTGCTCTGCAATTCTTCTGTAATAGCTGTTAGTATCTCTTCCTTTACCTCTTCGTTAAATTCTTCACTTTCGATTATCTCTTGATAATCGTTAATCAATTCGTACAATTTCATGTTCTTTTCTCCTTTTCTTTTTTTGTATTTTTCTTCATTTAGCCTTGATAAAAAAACTACTTAAATACCCCCTTTCTTTTTAGAATTTTATATGTGGCAAAGGTGTATAAGAACACCTCACCCCAAGCTATCAAGATGTACGCATAAAACATACACCAAAACCCGCCTAATTCGTAAAAAAACGACCAATTCAAATCATCCAAGAAAGCTAATGCTAATAACCATTTCATTATTGCACCTCTTCCGGATTTTCATAAATATTTCCGATGACTTCATATCTTCTAAATTTTTGGTTAGCAAAGAATAACGATTTGTATCGATTTTCTTCATCTTCCAATTCAAAAGCTGCAGAGCTGCCGTTCCGCACAACTCTATAAATCTTGTTCGTTAGTGTATTCTTAACAAGGTCTTTTTCAAATATTTTTTGACCATTTTTATCTAAAACACCTGTATATTGCATAAATACTAACCTTTTTACATCTAAAAAGTTATGAGGTAGCGGTTCGATACCGTATGATTGGCTTCTATTTTCATTATTTTTTGCACTATAAACAGTCATATCATTTAAATCCACAAGTCCAATCTTAAGCATTTGTTTGCTAACTTTATCCCACGCTCTGAATTTAATGTTTTCTATTCTCATATTCATTCTCCTTTTCTAAAATATAATTTGTTTTTGGTACTGTTGTTTTGCGGTGTCAAAATTCATCAACTCCAAGCTTATGCCGTTCAAGGCGCAACACTTGATGAGCTCAGCCGTTACAGGGGTAAGACCTGTAACATAAACTACCAACGTTTTCCTACCTGAAAAACATTGAACGTCCGTAACATCGCAACTGTTCAGCGGTTGCGCAAAGCGGCGTTCAACACCGACTTCACGCTCAATAAATCGAGCGATGTGAGAAGAAATCTCCTCATAGTCATGTACATTTTGAATTGCTTCTTCAAAAATGTACATATCAACGGGTAGTTCATGTCTACCCGCAATTAAACCTGCTACTACTTTTTGTTTTTGCATAATAAACTCCTCTTTTCTTTTTTATCCTATTTTTTAGAGGGGAATTTCTTCCCCTTCTCTGTTTTTTTAGCGTTCTTTCCAATTTGATACGGTATCATACCAACCTGTAGTGCACCATTCCTCGAAATCTTCGTCATAATACTCTTCTTCCAAAGTGTGAAGAAGAATTTCGTATCTATTTCTGGAAAAATGTTGATAATGACAATAAGTATTTACCAGTTTTTTCAATTCTTCCAGTCCTTGTTCCCTCGTTTCAAATTCTGCAATGTCTTTTTCTTCGGAATCACACAACGCCTCACAGTGGCGTAGTGCGTCTTCGATTGCTTCCGGCACAGTGTCGAATCCGTCTTTTACTGTAATTTCTTTTTTGTAACTTCTTAGATTAAATCTTACTTTCGTCATTTTCTTTTCCTCCTTACATTCTTGTACTTAAATACACGTAATATCGATTAAATGAATGGGTTAAAAAGTCTGTCTCTATGATTTTTTTGTAAATTGCAGGATACATACTTTTGAACTGCCCAAGGCGCTTGTTCATCTCCTCATCACTCGCCGATAAACAATTTATCCCGGATTGAATCTCGTTTTTGGTGGAATTTACGCCAATACTACCATACAACAGTTGTATTTTGCTCATTCCCTTTTCTTGCAACAATGCGTTGAATTTGTTCAACAAGTCTTTTTTTGTCATCTTAACCTCTCCTTTTCTTTAAGCCGCTATTTGCGGTGCACTTGGACAACAATCGAAATCTATAACCTCATACTCTAAATAACTTTTTGTAATCTTCTTTCTTTCCGCTTTTTCGCTCTGTGTCAAACTTCGCTCGGTGTACTTAAAAAAGATAGTTTTTTCTGTTCTTTTCACAACTTCTATCTCTACATAAGGTCTTGCCGTGCCGAGCTCTACGCTGTCGGTGTCCATATAAATCTTACCTACTTCAAACTTTCTCATATTTTTCCCTTTCTAAGGGGGGTAATCCCCCTTGTTTTTATTCAAATTCTAATGTTTTTACAACTTCCTCTAAATGTTCGCCGATAAAGCATTTACAGATAGCTTCTTCTCTTCTTGAGTACTCATCTGCAACCTCTTCATCTGTCCATTCTTCAACGCCTTTTAGCAATTGCTTATCCGGGTCTAATAATGCAGCTTTTTCAAAGCGTTCAATCAAATATTCTCGGATATCTTCGTTGTCGAAAAAGATATGAACTACTTTATAGTCTTTTTTGACAATAATCCCGCCATCTTCGCTACCTTCAATATCGCACTCATCCCAAATCTTTGCTACAAGTCTTTTTTCTTCCGCTACACTGATGTAATCGTTGTAGCCGCTGATTTCGTTGATATAGTCTGTTTTTTCAAAATTCCCCTCTAAAAATTCCACCGCTTCATCAAACGCTACCAACCAATCATAGTCTTCTTGTGTATTCGCAACGATTCTATCAGTTTCTTCGTTGCGATATACAGGCATATCTGCCATATCAAACCCCATAACTTTTTTTAATCCGTCTACGTATAACTTTTTCATCTTAACCTCTCCTTCTCCCCTTTGCGGGGTACAAATTTTATTTTTTGCAAGCTCCCTCGTGTCTTGCTTGTACTCATGATACACCCCCCCTACAAAAAAAGTCAACCCCTTTTTCAAAAAAAGTTTTGATAAAGTATTGCAACCGTTGAAATTCCAACGAAAAAAATTTCAAAAAAAGTTTTTTAAGCTTGTAAAAAGTCGGATTTTTTGGTATAATGGACATAGTAAAAAGAGCAAAAAGTACACGCTCATACATAAAAAAAGACGTACGCACACACGCATATAAAAAAGACACGCACGCGTATATAAGAGATAAATAAACATAAAACAGAATATTCTGAAAATAATATGTTACATATCATCTCAAATAACAGATAGAGTACATATAAACTACTACATAATTATTACAGGAAATCGTTATTCCTAATGCTTTAGTACACTTTTTATAGTATAATAAGCCTATATACAGAAAAGAGGTGATACTATGGCAAAAAGAAAGTCTGATAAGTGGCTTACGGAAGAGGGATTGAAGCAGCTGGAAGAGTGGGCAAGATTAGGACTGTCAGATGTGCAGATTGCTCACAATATGGGTATACACGAACGCACTCTATATGAGTATTTCAAAGACTTTGACCAGATATTACAGGCGATAAAAAGGGGTAAGAGTGTAGCAGATTTTTATGTAGAGAACGCTCTGTATAAGTCAGCAAGAGGATTTGACTATGATGAGATAACCTATGAGACAGACAAGGAAACAGGCAAAAAGGTTGAAATTAAGCGTGTTACAAAGCATATGCCACCATCCAACACTGCTCAAATATTCTGGCTATGCAACCGCAAACCGTTGGAATGGAGACAAAAACAACAGGTTGAAGTAGCACAGGAAAAGCCTTTTGACGTCAACATTAAGGTCATAGAGTAGCAAGGTTGACAAAGTTTTAACAATCTTATAAAACAACATCAAAGTATTGTAGTATGAACAAAAACAAAGAAAGTTAAATTTTAGGTGGTCTCAATCTCTCACAGGCAGGAGACAAAAAGAATTGTAAAGATTGACAAGTATTTAACAAAGCAGGTGGTAAAGATAGATTTACAGATTACAAAAAAGCAAGACCTTTTTATCAAGTCATCAGCGGATGAGACTCTCTTTGGTGGGGCTGCTGGTGGCGGCAAATCTTACGGACAGATAGTAGACTCTTTACTCTTTGCCTTAAGGTATCCAAAAAGCAAGCAGTTAGTACTAAGGCGTACTTTCCCCGAGCTTAAAAGGTCGCTTATCTTGACATCACAAGAGCTTTTTCCAAAGGACATAGGACAGTACAAAGAGACTACCAAGAAATGGCAGTTTATCAATGGTTCCACTATAGAATTCGGTTATTGTGAGAGTGAGAGTGACGTTACGCAGTACCAATCAGCAGAGTATGACTGTATAAGGTTTGATGAGCTTACACACTTTACAGAGTATCAATATATTTATATGCTATCAAGACTAAGAGGAGCAAATAATCATCCTAAGCAAGTAAAGAGCAGTACGAACCCGGGTGGTGTAGGTCATGCATGGGTAAAAAAACGTTTTATTGACACAATTGCGCCTGAGAGCCTCTACACAGACGAGACAGGACGTACAAGGCTATTTATCCCGTCAAAGGTGCAAGATAACCGCTTTTTGATGGACAGCGACCCCGACTATCTCAAACGTCTTGAATCACTTCCAGAGGCAGAGAAAAAAGCCTTGTTATTAGGTGATTGGAATATCTTTGAAGGACAATACTTTGATGAGTTTGACAAGAGTATTCACGTTGTGAAACCGTTTTCCTTACCCGATTACTGGCGGAGATATAGAGTGCTGGATTATGGACTTGATATGCTGGCTTGCTACTGGGTAGCGGTTGATGAGCAGAGTAGACCATATGTCTACAAAGAGTTGTATCAGTCTGACCTTATCATATCAGAGGCGGCGAAAAAGATACTTGAGATGACGGATGAGGATATCTTTTGCACCTTTGCACCGCCTGACCTTTGGAATAGGAGACAAGACACAGGGAAGAGTGCAAGAGACATATTTGCGGAAAACGGTGTCCTTCTTGTAATTGCAAAGAATGACAGAGTTACGGGATGGTTTGCGGTAAAAGAGCATCTAAAGCCTTGTATTGATGAGTTTGGAACAGTTTCAAGTAAATTAAAGATATTTGATACTTGCGTAAATCTGATTAGGTGCTTACCAGCTTTGCTAAGAGATAAAAAAAATCCGTCGGATGTGGCAAAAGAACCGCACGAACTTACCCATGCTCCTGACGCTTTGAGATATTTCTGTATGAGCTATACTTTACCTGCGGAAAAGCCGATAGAAGAGGACTACAGAACATATGAAGATGAAACACAAGATTTTATCACTTATGGTATGTAAGGGGGGTGAGAAGATGGATAAGGTGCTATCTGGAATGATTGTAGTTAATTTCGCGGTATTTTGGTTCTTTTTAGGCGTTTTGTTATCAAGTAATGTAATTACACTACTTAACGGAAAAAGACGAAAAGAAAGCGTTTTCCTTGAATCAAACGATAAAAAAAGTGTTGATGATGTGCTGACAAGGAAAGAAAGAAAAAAGCTGGAGCAGTTGGACGAATTGCTCAATTACCAGCTGAAAGGTGGTGGATTAGATGGAGATTAAAAAGACAGCAGAGAGTATATGGCAAGAGTACAAAAAAAATATTGAGTACAAACAATCCATAGACCTTTACGACAATGTCAAAAAAGCAAGTGATTTTTACCACGACAAACATTGGGAAGGCTTGAATGCTCCCGATTTGGATAAACCTGTATTTAATGTCTTAAAACCTGCTGTGAATTATTATGTGTCAATGCTTGTATCAGATGACATAGGAGTATCTCTTGAACTGATGGACGATGTAGAGGGAGATGAAAGCCGATTTTATCAGAACATTTTGTCTGAAGTGCTTGAAAATGCCATGGAAATGAACAAATATAAGGCTTTGTCAAGAGAGTTTTTAAAAGATTGTGCAATTGCCGGAGATTGTGCTATGTATTTTTACTATGACCCTAACGCTATCGGTAAAAACGGCAAAAATGGCGTGATTATGTGTGAGATTGTGGACAATGTAGACTTACACTTTGCGGATGTTACAAAACACAGTATCAGTGAGCAACCGTATATCATAGTGTCATCAAGGCGACTACTGGAAGAAGTCAAGGAAGAAGCAAAGAACAACGGATTTGGCGATTTTGAGAACATAGAGCCGGATGATGGGGAAATGTCGGAAGCTGATACATTAGCCTCTACTGTAGCTAAATATTGTACTGTACTCACAAAGTTTTATCTTGAAACCAAAACAGAAGAGGCTGTAGATGAGCAAACGGGAGTATTACAGACAAAGACTAAAAAGAGCGTTAAGTGCATTAAAACAACAAAAAACCATATTATTCAAGGCGAAATAGATTTAGGGATATCTATATACCCTATCGCTCGAATGGTGTGGGAAAAGCAAAAAAAATCAATGCACGGTGTAAGTCCTGTAGTTGGAAAGATACCTAACCAGATATTTATAAACAAAATTTATGCTATGGCAATGTTGTATCAAAAGCAAAACGCATTCCCTAAAATTTTTTATGACGAAACCAAAATACCGTATTTTAGCAACAAAATAGGACAGGCAATAGCTGTACAAGGCGACCCTAATCAAGCTATTTATTCCGGATGGAGAGCACCAGAATTATCAGCACAAGTAACACAGTTGGCAGATAAGACCACAGAAAAGACAAAGGACGCATTAGGTATCTATGACGCTGCACTCGGAAATGTAAGACCTGATAACACCTCGGCGATTATAGCGGTTCAAAAGTCCGCTTCTCAACCGTTGGAGTTGCAAAAAATGGACTATTACCAGTTTGTTGAAGATTGCGTAAGAATTTTGATTGAGTTTGTAGCAGAATATTATGGCGAAAGAAGAATCAAGATTGAAGATAACGACTATCAAGAATTTAGTTATTTTGATTTTGCACAGTTTAAGGACTTGAATATGTCTTTGACTGTGGAAGTAGGTGCAGCGTCCTATTGGGATGAATTAACACAAGTACAGACATTAGACAACCTAATGACACAAAATATCATACCTGACGCATTAACATACCTTGAGATGGTGCCTGACGGTTATGTTAAGAATAAACAAAAGATTATTGACAGAATCAAGGAATTGCAACAGAAACAAGCAGAACAACCACAAGAACCGATTGAACCGCAAGAGGGGGGAGAATATGCTATGTAGAAAATGTGAATGTGAAATGTCTGTGTTTGACGAACAAACAGAGTTTTGTAGAAATTCTCGATGTAGTGAGTATCTAAAACATACGAACGCAGAGGGGTACAGACATTGTGAATGTGGTAACGAACTGTACAAAGTAATTGGTAATGAACCACAAACTACAGATGATGTAGTTGTTTGTAGTATATGTGGCAGAAAAACAAGTGTAAAGGAGTAGTTATGAAAAAGTTATTTATATCTCAACCGATGAAAGACAGAACACAAGAAGAAATTATGACAGAAAGAAAAGAATTGATTCAAAAAGCAAAAGAAAAGTATGGAGAAGAAATTGAGATTTTAGATTCATATTTTGCTAATTTTAACGGCAACGCGTTAGCTTTTTTAGGAAAATCTTTAGAAGTGCTGAGTAAAGCAGCTGTAGCGTTATTTGGTAAAGGTTGGGAAAATGCAAGAGGTTGCAAGATGGAACATTTAGCTTGCAAAGAATATGGTATTGAAACTATTGAGCTATAGGAAAGAGGTGTGATATGGATAATGATGTAATGACACAAGATGTACAAGACACAGGAATTGAACCACAAGAAGGTGTACAAGACACAGATGTTACAGATGATTCTTTAGATGTGGAAATTGATGATTTTATGAGTGATGATGATTTGGATGATGATTCAATCGTTGATAACGGAAATGTCCCGCAAAACACAGAAATTCCATCATATAAGCTATCTGACGGAACAGAGCTACAAGAAACAGAGATTACAAATATGTTGTCGGCTTTAACGGAGTTCGCACAAGGCAATATCCCTGATGAGATTTTAGGAAATGTGCCTGAAATCAAAATGCTTAGAGATTTAGCAAGTCAAAACGGTATGGATTCTATCCAATACTTGATGAGTATTGCGCAAGAAACAAAAGCAATGCAAGAACAAGCATTAGCACAAGAGTTTATCGAACAAGGAATCGAACCTCAAATGGCATTAAGATATGCAAGTATTGAGTTGCAAAACAGGGAATTTCAAACGATACAACAACAAAACTACCAAAGACAACAAGAAGAGTACAGACAACATCAAGAGAGGGTAAGAGGTTGGAATATCTTGCAAGAAAAATACCCTGAATTTGCAGAAAAATACCCTGAATTTGACGATTTCCCGGATGTAATGATACAAGGATTGGAAGATGGGCTATCGCCGATAGAAGCATATCAAAGCTATCTTATCAGCGAACAAAAAAGACAAACAAAACAAAATATGCTGCAGAACAAAAACCAACAACGAACAGTTGGGAGTGTAAGAGGTGTCGGCAACAACATTGACAACGACCCATTCTTACAAGGTTTTATGTAGAGAGGTATAAGTAGAGAGGTATAAACAGATATCTGTTAATTATACAAAAAAATAGAAAAGGAGTGTTGCATAATGGCGATTATTCATTTGCACGAAAAGTACGAAAAGCGGATTCTTTCACAATACACCCATGAAAGTTTTGTTGCCGGAACGGTATCAAAAGAATATGATTTTCAAGGTGTAAAAGGAATTCACATCACAACACCTGTAACGGTTCCGCTAACTGACTATAAGGCGGAAGGATTGAACCGTTTCGGTGAAACTGTTGAAATGGGGGATAGAGTACAATATTTGGTTATGAGACAAAACAAATCGTTCTCTGTATCCTTGGACAACACAAATCAATCCGACCAACAATATATCAAACAAGCAGGACAAATGATGAAATTACAACAAGCTGAACAAGTTGTACCTACCATTGACAAGTATGCTCTTGGTGAGTTTGCAAACAACGCTGGACAAATCAAAGCTGTTGCTAATCCTACAAAATCAAATATTGTAAACCAATTGTTTGATATGGAAACTGCTTTTACCAACGCTTTAATTCCATTAGGGGATAGATTCTTGTTTATCGGTGGTACTGTGTACAACCATGTCAGAATGTCCCCTGAATTTTTAGGTGTAGATGTATTGGCAAAAGAGGACTTAACTCGTGGGGTAGTTGGTATGATTGCAGGATTCAAGGCGGTTGTAGTACCTGATTCCTATATGCCTGCTAATGCTCATTATTTGGGATATCACAGACGCTCTGTTATCCAACCTACAAAAATCAATATGGCACGTATCAACACAAAACCACAAGGAATTGACGGTGCGTTGCTTGAAGGTCACTATTACTTTGACGCTTTTGTATTGGGCGAAAGAGCGAACGGTGTATATGTAGCAACAGACGCTTCCAAAAAGACCGCTAATCCTACAATTGCGATTGTTTCCAACGAAGCTACAATCACAGGAACAGGAGTTGTAATGTATACAATTGACGGTTCAGACCCAAGATACAGCAAGGACGCAAAAGTATACACAGCGAAAGTGAAATCGTTAGCTAAAGGTGCAGTTGTTAAAGCTGTAGCAAAAGAAAACGATAAATTCGCTTCCGATGTTGTAACGCAAGTGAACCCTTAATGCTTTAATGGTGTGCAACGATAAGTTGCATACCACCTACATAGAAAGGGGGATACTATGAAAGTAAGTGAATTATTTAACATAACAATAGCTTTAATGAATGAAAGCAAAGACAATTCCGCTCCATATAAGGAATTTACATTAGGTATGGTAAACAATCTTTTAATGGATTTATTTGATATGGAAAACGCAATCAGAAAACATAATAAAAAAGAGTTGCTGGAATCTGTACCGTTTGTAACAAGTGAAGATGACGAAATTCAATATGATACTGAACTTTGTTATAACGTACTGCCGTGGGGAATGGGAAGGCAATACTTTTTAGGTGATGATGAGTACTCAAAAGCGACATTTTGGGATAGTCAATATGCAGTAAACAAAGACAAGTACAACAAGGCGAATTATGTTGATGTTGTAAGTTATTATTAAAAGAGGTGTGTTATGGGAGTAAAAGCACGAAAAGACGGATTCCGATTTGGAAGTCCGCCGTCTGTGAAAAAACTGGATATTGAAAAATTCAAAGGTGTAGACTTCTCGAACAATCCTATACAAGTTGATTTATCAAGAAGTCCTGACTGTGTGAATATGATATCCGACTTAACAGGATTCCCTGTAAAAAGATATGGTTATCGCAAGGTGTCGGAATTTCCGACAGGTTCGGTTCATGGCATTTACAAGCTTGTAACAACAGGTGTAAAGAAATTCATAGTACACCACGGAAACAAACTGTATGAAATGGATTCTTTAACGGCGACAAAAAAAGAAATCTACACCGATATGAACAATGAATCCTCTACAGGTGTCCAATTTAACGGGAAAATATATATTTTAGACGGAAAAACCTTTTTGGTGTATGGAAACTTTGGAACGAAAGAAAGTCCGAAATTTGAGTGTAAAAAAGTATCAGAAACCGCAAAGATACCAAAGACGATTATATCAAGAAGTCCTACAGGCGGTGGACAGATGTATGAAGAAGTCAATATGTTATCCGCTAAAAGAACAAACAGTTTCCTCGGCACAGCTTCAGATAGAGAATATTTGTTGGATTTTCAAAAACTGGATGTCGAAAAAGTTACCGCTAAGGTGTTGCAGTCGGACGGAAAGTGGAAAGACTTGAAAGAGGATACCGATTTTACGGTTGACAGAGAAAAAGGGAAAGTTACTTTTAAGGCTGCTCCCGGCAAAAGTCCGATAGACGGAAGAGATAATGTTGAGATTACAGGAGCTAAAACGAATCAGGAATACCTCGATAAACTGAATAAATGCACCATTATGGCAATTTACACCTATCGAACAGGGGATTGGTTGTTTATGTCGGGAAACGCTCAATATCCTAATCTGGACTGGCATAGTAACGTAAATGACGCAACATATTTTTCTGATTTATCATATCAAAAAGTAGGACAGGAAAATTCAGAGATTATGTCATATATGAAAGTCGGAACAGGTCTTGCTATTATGAAAACAGACAACGACCAAGACTACACCGTATATATCAGAAGTGCGGACTTTACAGAAAAAGGCAATATGATATTTCCTCTAACACAAGGAATTGTTGGGGTAGGTGCAATCAGTAAGAGAGCAACGGCAAGTTTAAGAGATGATTCATTGTTTTTAGCAAAAGACGGAGTAACGGCAGTTGCTACTCGTGATGTATTAGGTGAGAGATTTGCACAGAATCGAAGTTATTATATCAACCAAAAACTACTCAAAGAAAAGGACTTAAAAAATGCAATCGCAATCGAACACGATGGCTACTATTATCTTGCTGTCAATAACCATATTTACATTGCTGACGGTAGACAAGGATTTAAGGGATACAATCCTTATGCACAGAATAACGAATCATTCCAATACGAATGGTACTATTGGGAAAATGTTCCCGTGAATTGTTGGTTTGAAGATGAAAAGGATTTATATTTCGGTACTGTAGATGGGAAGATATATAAATTCTACAATGACAACGATACTGAAAGGAATAAATATCTTGATGATGACAAACCTATCAATGCTTATTGGACAACACCTTTTTTGGACTTTGGAGATATTACACGATATAAGACATTAAAAGGATTATGGGTAATGTTGAATCCGTATTTAAGGTCATCTTGCGATATTTTTTACAGAGCAAAAGGAAGAACAAAAAAGGTTAAAAGTGCATATCTTGATATTTTTTCTTTTGAAAATATTGATTTTGAGAGATTTTCGTTTAATACAGACGATACACCTTTAGTAGTTCCGACTAATGCAAAAGAAAAGAAGTTTATGTTGATTCAATTTAAGATTCAAAACAAAGAAAGTGAACCGTTTGGAATCTATAAAATGCAAACAACATATACAATAAATTCAAAATTCAAAGGATAGAAAGGAGTAGACTATGGCAGAGATAAAAGATTATAAAGTACCTGATAATGCCTTAGACAGTAAAAAAGTGCAGAGTTTGAGTAATTATCCGTCAAGGGATGGTGTTTCGGCAACAGAACTCAAAAAGTTTTTTGATTGGCCTGAAATATTTATCGAACGGTACTACAATCCACTTGTAGAACTGTTACAAAGTGGAGCGTTAAAAAGTATGGGAATTGAACCATACAAGGATATCACCGCTACCAACTTAACAGATTTTCTCAAAGAATTAGCCGATAAGAGAGTGGTTTTCAAAACAGATGACGCTCAATTTATCAGAGTTCAATCTGACGGAACTATACCGTATTTAATGGTTAGTCAAAACGGTACAGATTGGAAAAGAATAGGTCATCCGAATGATGATGTTATGTTAAAGTCTGATTATGTAACAGGCAACGAATCTGTAAAGGTATCAGAAACCTCAAAAAACAGTGAAAAATTAGGCGAACAATTACCGTCATACTATGAAACCAAAGAGAACGGAGAATTAATAAGAACGGCAATAACCGAACTCACAAGACAAATGAATCAAGTATCAAACGATTTATCAAACAAACTCGGAAAAACAGAAAAGGCGGCGGACAGTGAAAAATTAGGCGGTGTTCCTGCTGACCAATACGCTACAAAAGACGATATACAAACCGCTGGCGGCGGAGATATGTTATCAAGTAAATATGATTCTAACAAAGACGGAATTGTGAACAAAGCGGATGTAGCAACAGAAGCTGAATCGGTAGAATGGAGCGGTGTAAAGAGCAAACCTAATCTTGTTACAAACGAAACTCTTGAACAACAGTTAAAAGATATGGGTAATTTAATGGATTTTGGATTAAGACAAAAGTTGGATAAAACTAATCACTTTGATTGTTTAGCAGAGCTGCAAGGCAATAAAAAAACAACAACATTCAAAGCCAACGGAAGAATTGAAGAAGAGATTGTCGAAAAAGAAACAGGAATGAAACTTGCGGACAGACTAACAATTTTTATAAACGATAAAACAATTCATTCCATAGTTAAAATGTACAACGAAGCAGAAGATGTTGTGAATAAAATTATTACAAAAACAACATTTAAGGATAACGGAGAAATAGAAGAGGTGGTGTCATAATGAGTTGGGCAGAGATAAAAAAAGCAGTAAACAGTGATTTGAATGTGCCGTTGAATCATTTGCTATGGATAAATGATATATGTATTTTTGGAGAGGATGGTTATGTTTTAAAAAATGAAACTTTAGTTAATGATTTGCTAAAAGGAACGCTGGTGCATAATAGTGTTATGGCTATTAGTGAAATTTTAAAATTATACCCTCAAAAAATAACCTTATTTGATTTAAATAACGACAGTCTTATAGATAATATATTAAGAATTGAAAAAACTGTAAATGCTGTTTATTCTAATTCTATGGCTGCTAATGTTTTTTTAAGCAATAATAACGTAAAAAGTAAAATCGCTAAAAATAATAAATATGTGAACCAATTATTAGAATATGACAATTTAATTGATATTTTGAAATCAGATTCATATTTTATAAAAGAATTGTTGAATAGTGATTTTTCTGATAAATTGACAAAATACTCATCATATAATAAAGATTGTTTAGTTTTAGGAGTTAAACCTGAATCGAGTGATAACGTTAATTCTTATATTTCAGTATTGGCATATGGGATACCGCTTTCCGAAGGATTTTATAAAATAAATGATAAAAAGAATGGAGTATTTATCGATTTGGGTAATGTTAGTAAATTTAATGACACTATTTATTCTGTTTTTCATAGAGCACCTATTAAATTCACAAATATTCGGTCATCAAATAATAGATTTATTTACATTTATAAGTTATAAAAGGAGTTGATTATTATGTCGTTGATAGATGAAATACGCGCAAGTAACACAACAAGTAACACAAATGGCACTATAGAAACTTTTTCTGGTTTTGTTGGTAAAGACGTTCCTTGTGGGCTTCGGGGTAGAGGGATTCTAAAACTACTCATATGTGCCATTGAACGTGTTAGTTTAAGTGATTGTAATCTATATATAGACGGACAGATTATTGATAAATCTTTTCTAATAGAAAAACATCCAGGAAATGATAGAGATAGACTTAATACTGAATTAAGTTTCAATAAATCAATCAAAATAGAAAGTATGAGTAGTAATTCTGATTCAAATCACTATTATTATCTAATACAAATTAAGAAATAAAAGAGCGGTATAAGGATAATGTATCTTATTTTTTATAAAAAAGGAGTGATATTATGGCAAATTATTACGACAAAGAAGTTGAAAGAGCACAGAGAAAATGGCAAGAAGCAAAAGCAAGAGGAGACAAACAAGGTATGTCAAACGCTCACGCTCACGCTGAAAAAATGCGACAACAAAGCCGAGCATGGCAAGCAAGCAGAGGGAATACAGAATCTACAAAACAAGGTTGGCATTCATCAGAAAGTCCTACAATGGGGGTAAGAAGTTCAAGAGAGAAAAGAGATTACAGCCAATCAAAGCCCGATTTATTCGGAAGAATGAGAGATGTTTTCGGCAACAGCTATAGCAGAAGCTATACACAAGGTGCTAACGGACGAATTTATGGGGGTATAAGACGAATTGACCAAGAAGGCTACAGAAACTACCAAAACATTAAAAACCAAGGTAGATTAGGCGAATATGCTTATGATAATGTGATGTATCGTGACCCTTACGGAGAAACTGTGCAAGCATTAAGAAACAGGGGTATCATCAATCCTTACAGAACAAAAGCTTACGAAATCGACCCTGACAATACAGGAAGATGGAAACCTGAACGAATTGGAGAACAACAAGCATTAGCAACAATGCAAGAGTTAAGAAATCAAGGATATTCAGAAGAACAAATCAAAAGAATGGTTCGTTCTACAGGAGAATATTTGAACGCATACAATCTAAAAGACAGTAATACTATTTCAAAGTATGTGAATCAACGAAACCACGCGGATAACGAACGATACAGAAGTTATCATCAAAAATCAGGTGACTGGGATAATCCTTATGTTGATGAAGCGTACGAACAAGCATACAAACAAGGTTATCCGAAACCGCCTACAGACAGAGAATGGACGATTGATGACTATGTAGAACCGCCTGACCCGTCAAAATTCAAGAGAGAAACTCCATTACAAGGCAATGTAGATTATTCTACTAAAGCTCCTAATTCGTTAGATAATCAGAGAAGATATTTACAATCTCTGATTGACACAGGAAATGCAGGACAACAAAAATGGGCAAGAGCGGAAATGCAAAAACTGTTATCACAAAACGCACCGTCTCAAGGCAATAATTTTGGGTACGGTTCGAATCAATCAAATACAGGAAATCAAACAGGTTCTAACTACAATCCTTTTGACGGAATGCAAAATATTCCATCATTGCAAAGCTATATGAACGGCTTGAAATTCCCTGAACAAACCAACAATTTAGAGTATTTCAAAGAAGCGGCTAATCAAATGAACATAGCAAACAGAGCAGCGACAGACAGTGCGGTTGCAAGATTAGAAGCAACAAGAGCACCACTGGAACAAAGCTATGAGGACAACGCAAAACAAGCCTATATCAGTTCTATGCTTGCAAAAAGAGATTTAGACGAACAGTTAAACGCTCAAGGACTTAGCGGCGGCGCGACAGAATCGGCATTAGCAAATGTAGAAACAAGCTATCAAAACGCATTGAACCAATCTAACAGAGAAAAAGCAAATGCACTGAATAAGCTTAATTCAGACATTGCACAAGCAAGAGCAACAGGAGCTATGGAACTTGCAAAAACATTAGCAGGTTACTATGAACAAATGGCACAAGCGGGAATCCAACAAGACAATATGAAATTCAATCAAGCTATGCAAATGGCGGATATGGCAATGCGACAAAGACAGTCGGACATTGATACTATGATGAATCGTCAAAATATGGCGATGGATTGGATGAAATACAATCGAGGTAATTTTGAATCTGACAGAGAGTTTGACTACAGAAAACAACAACAGGACTGGGAAAACGCTTTCAACAGAGAAAAATTCGATAAACAGTTCGGATTGAACTCTGATAAATTCGCTTATCAACAATCAAGAGGTGGACGAAGAGGCGGTGGTGGAAGAAGAAGAGGAAGAAGACGTTCAGGTGGTTCATCATCTTATGATTTTGGTTGGAGTGAAGTACCTAAACCGCAACAAAAAGAGGAAAAGAAAAACAAAATCAGTCCAGAAGCTTTGAAAATGCTTTTGTCGTTAAACAGTAAACGACCTTTCGGATGGATGCCTACTAAATAGGAAGTGATAAAATGAATTTTTATGAAGATTTTCAATCGAGAAAAAAACGAAAACAAGACAAGGACAAGTTATACAAAGAGGTTATGCAGTATGTTCCTGATAACGCAAGTATGATTGTAAGAAACGAAGTTGACAAGGCATACGGCGATAAGGAAACATATTCTAAACCTAAAAACTTAACTGTAAAAGATGTTCCTTTCCAATCTAAAAAATCAGCACAGAGATACGCAGAAAAACAAATAAGAAGCGGTCAAGCGGTAGGCAAGTTGCCTATCGCTAACCGCTTTGATAATACCAATCGTTTTGAAAAAAGGTTTGATAAACCTACAAGACCAACCGAACAAACCTTTAGACCGTTGAATCCTAATAATGTTTATCTGAATCCGAAAATAACTCCTGAAAGAATGATGAGATACGGAGTAAGACCTCAATCCTTACCTAAAAACTACACGAATCCAAGTAGCGACATAAAAGGCAAGTTTCAAAGAAATGTTGTCAATCCGTTTATAAACAGTATTCTTGAAACAAAAATCAATCGTGAATGGTCAAAAGAGGATAGAAGAGACAAAGGCGAAATTGTAAAACTTGAGAAAATGAAAGGTAAATTCTATGTGCCACAATCAAAAGGACTGTTTCAAACAGCGGTTCAAGGTGCAAGCGGTTTAGGCGGACAACAATTAGACCAAGTAAGAAGCGCAATCCCAACCGCATTAGCATTTGCAAGTGGGGCTTTGGCGTTAGGACAAGCAGGACCTCAAGTAGCATTACCTGAAGAAGTTGTAACAGTTCCAACGGCTTTTGTTACAGGATTGAAAGTAGGAGTTGCAAAAAGTGCATATCAATCCGAAAAAGGGGCAAGTTATCGAGAACAAATTGAAAGTGGTGTAGACCCTAAAAAAGCTTCTTATATCTCTACAGGTGTAGGTGCGGTTAATGCAGGACTTGAATTTATACAATTTGACAAATTGCTAAAAGGTTTCAAGTTTGCAAAAGCTATGAATGATTTACCCGCTATGAAGCAAATAGGATTGGAAATTGCAAAAAGAACGGGAGATATCGCAAAAGAAACAGGACAAGAAGTGTTGCAAGAGGGAGTATCTATTGCAGGTGCTAACATTGGTAAGAAAATGAGTGGTATCGAGTTAGATTCTAAAGAAAATGTTAAGAACCGATTGAAAGATACTGCCGTTTCAAGTGCATTATCGTTTGGATTGATGGGAGTTCCTGGAACTGTAGGAAGTATCAACAACATAGCAAGAACACCAAATTCTACTCAAACAAATATGAATCCTATTATCGAAAGACCATCACAGACTTCAATACCGAATGAAGCTAAAAAAACAGCCTTAAACGAATATAACAGTATTCCTAATGTAAATACACCTTTAGACAGCAAACTTGCAAATACACCGCAAAATTTAAGACAAAACACACAGTTAAACAATCAAGCTAACCAAACAATCATAGAACCGCCTGAATATATAGCACAGATGAAACAATATCAAGCGAAAGAAGCTGAATTTGATTCATTGAAAGAGGACATGCAAAATAAAAGTATCCCTATGAAGAATCGTAAAGGATTCAAGGTAATGTATGAAGATGATAATGGCAAGAAAAGTTATACATTTGACAAAAATTTTGCGTGGGTAGGCGATAAAAAAGTAAATGCTTATGTATATGAAAATCCTATTCTATCAGGAATTTATTATAAAGCATTGAATGAATTGGAGTTACAATCCGGAAATGCAATAAAAGGCAAAAGGGAAAGTTGGTACGACCAATACGGCGATTTACATTACGGAGGAACAAAACAACACGCAGAAGCTGATATGAATTATATGCTACACGATTTAGGTATGAGTTATAAAGCAATAAATGACGGACTATCCCGATATCGTGAGTTTTTAGAAGTCTTGATGAGTAATTCTGATGTAAAGGTTGTGAAAGAAGCACACGACCGTTTGATAAATGCTAACGCTAAAAAGGTTGAATTAGCACTCGATAATATGTTGATGGGAACTATGATAGACAGAGAAACAGGGGAGTATTACGAAGATACTCTATATAAGGAACTTAGAAATATAGCAGATGAAGGACAAGCTGATGAATGGTTTCTGTTTAATCAAAAACCGCCTCAAAAGCCTCTACCTCAAGTCCAAAATATAGAAACATATACTACTAAAAATGTGGACAATTTATCTATAGATGAACAAAGAGTATCTAACTTTGCTCAAAGATTGGTTAAGTCTAATATTGCACCGAAAGTACAGTTTATCGAAACAAATCAACCGGGAATAAACGGATATTATGAGAATGGTACAATCTTTATCAATCGGAACTCATCTAATCCGATTATGAATGTTTTCGCTCATGAATTTACCCATCATTTACAAGAAAGCAAAATGTATAACGATTTTAGAAACTTCACAATCAACCATGGATTGTCTTATGCTTACGGACACAATGATATTGCTACCCTTATTCAGGAAAAACAATATCAATATGCAAATGCAGGTATCGAATTATCAGTAACGGACGCTGAAAATGAATTGATGGCTGAATATGTAGAAAAATATTTATTATCTGACGAAGAAGCTATCAATGAACTTGCAAGACGCAACGAAAGTCTTTTTTATCGTATCTATGCATATGTCAGAGACTCAATCAAACTGATGAAAGGCAGTGAAGAAGAACAGTTTTTAATCGAAGCAAGAAGAAAGTATGCAAAAGCAATCAGAAACCTTGCAAATGAAAGAACAGTTGATTTAAGAAAATATATTGAATCAACCAATATGAATGCAAACCAACAGAATGATGTAAGAAGATTTTCTTTAGATGATGAATATTTTAATGAACTAAAAAACAACAATGTTAATTCCGTGCGAAATATGGTAGAGGAACAAGCACACCGCAACGGATACGATAGATTTATACAAAATTCTATGTCGCACACAGCTCCAACCTCATCGGATTTAACTTTGGATGAAAGAATGGACGATGGGGGGGATTTTAATTTATTTGAAATTGCTCAAGGATACGGATTGCAACCTGACGATTTTTTCACTCCTAATGGTGCAAAAAAATATGGTTATCAAACTAACGAAGGATTACAATCAGTACGAGTAATTAAAAAGGTAATAGATGATATACAACAACAGTTGAATTCAGGAGTAAAAAATATTAAAATGCCTGAAATTGAGGTGTATCGTGCAATACCGAAAAATCTACAGTCAACATCAATCAGAAATCAAGATTGGGTAACCCCTTCAATTGATTATGCAATCCAACACGGAGAACATACGCTTAACGGAAATTATAAAATCTTAAAAGAAAAGGTAAAAGCTAATCATCTATGGTGGGACGCAAACAGTATCAATGAATGGGGGGTAGATGATGGTGAACAGTACGCATATAGAGATACAAAAAACAACAAAAAATCGCTTGCTAATATAACAGTAGACGATTCAGGAAATATAATTCCTCTTTCAAAAAGGTTTGACTCTATAAATCCTGATACAAGATATTCTGTTGACACTTCACAAATAAAAAATCGTTCTTTCCAAAATACAGTTCGAGTTGCTCCGTCAATTCGTAAGGATTTTGCGCAAAGTATCCAACAAGAAATCGATAACGGTACTTTTGCTTATGAGGTAATCAAGGATAAAGATTCTTTAGCAAGAGTGAATCAAGCTATACAACGAAACGGACTTGATAAATACTTGTATAATTTGGAATCAAAACTCAATGAAGGTAAGCACTTAACAAAAGATGATATGGTTATGGGACAGAGATTGATTCAAGAATATATCAAGCTTGGAGATAGTGAAAAAGCAATGCATGCGGTTACTTTAACGGCAGAAGCAGGAACACAAGCTGGACAGATGGTACAAGCTATGTCAATGATGAGAAGATTAACTCCTGAAGGGCAATTGATGGCATTGAATTGTATCGCGCAAAAACTGACGAATGAATATGTCAAACCTGGAGAAAAGGAAATCACTATATCCAAAGAAAGAGCAAAAGATATTATGATGAGTGATACTCCTGAACGATTGGAACAAGCGGTCGAAAGAGCGAAAGAGAATGTATATAATCAAGTTCCCGTTACTATGATGGATAAAATCAACGCTTGGCGATATCTTTCTATGCTTGGCAATCCGAAAACTCACGATAGAAACATATTAGGGAATGCTGTATTTTATCCTACAAGAATGATAAAAAATCAGATTGCAAGAGGTTTTGAATCAGCTTTTATTAAAGGTGAAAAAACAAAATCTTTCTTAACTCCTAAGGACAAAGGATTGGTTGAATTAGGAAAATACGATTATTCGCTTAACGAAAGCACTATCAAAGGCGAAAGTAAGTATGCCGATTCTAAGATGATGTATAATCGTCAAATTTTCAATAACAAGGTTTTGGAATCTATCAGAGAATTTAACTTTGAATGGTTGGAAAAAGAGGATAATTTTTTTATTAAAAATGTATACGCTAACTCTTTTGCAGGATATCTAAAAGCAAACGGAATCAAATTATCTGATGTAGTGGATTCCAACGGCAAAATCAAGAATAGTATTGAAATAGGAAATGCTAATATCTCGAATCCTCACGGTACAGGTATTCTTGATAATGCACGAAGATACGCAACAATCGAAGCACAAAAGGCAACATATCGTGATGAGAGTGCTATCGCAACTTGGTTAACAAGACAATTTAAAGCAAGTCAAAATGATACTTTATCGCAAGCAAGAAATAAAGCTGTCGGAAGATTTGTTGTTGAAGCTGTTATTCCATTCAAAAAGACACCTATTAACGTGTTAAAAAGAGGTGTTGAATATTCTCCTATCGGACTGATGGATTCTTTAACATTAGGAGTGAAACAGTTAAAAGCAGGGGAAATCACAGGAACGGATTTATGCGATAAAATTTCAGCAGGACTAACAGGAACTACTCTTGTCGGGCTTGGGTATGCTTTAGCTCACTTTGGATTCTTAAAAGGTAGAGGGGATGAAGAAAAGGAAAAAGAAAAGGCTTTTTCTAAACTTACAGGACAACAGAATTATTCTGTAAATATTGGAAATCACAGTTATACAATCGACTGGGTATCTCCAACCGCTTTACCTCTTTTTGTTGGAGTAGAGGCTTTTGAAGAATTAAATAGAGAAAATGACAAAAAAGGTTTTGACATTGTAAATTCTCTTGGAACCGCACTTGATGTTATTGGGAATGTGTCTGACCCGGTATTTAGTATGAGTATGGTTCAAGGACTAACAAGAACAATGAAGAGTTACAGTTCAAATGACGGCGGTTTTGTGTTTGATTTTTTGAGTAATGCAATGAGTCAATATGCGGGACAATATGTGCCTACTTTATGGGGACAATTTAACCGAACAAAGGATGCTACAAGATATGACACATCCTCTCCACGAAAAGGCAACGCTAAGGTTATGCAACAAACATTCAATCAAATTGTATCTAAAGTTCCGTTTGCTCCACCACGTGTATTGCAACCTAAAATTGATGTATGGGGACAAGAGATGTTGCAAGAGGGAGATACTTGGCCAAAAAGATTAGTTCAAAATATGATTTCTCCCGGATATTATTCCAATACCAAAAGAGGCACAAGAGAAGAGGAAATATTCCGTTTGTACAAGAGAAACGGCAACACAGATGTACTACCGCCACGGATTGATACGGTAAATGAAGTTACAATAGATGGCGAAACATATACCTTTAATTCAAAACAAAGAACACAGTTTTTGAAAACAAGCGGAACATACCGAAAAGATTTATTAGATTCTCTTTTTTCTTCCGGAAGCTACAAAAAAGCAAGTGATGAAGAAAAAGAAAAGATGATTTATAACGTGTATGATTACGCTAACCAAAAGGCAAAGTCTGAAATTGCTAAGGAGTTTGGAACTTCTTATAAACCAAAAGGATGGATTAAAACCGCTGATATTGTAGGTGTGAATGATTATTTACAATATAGAGGAGTTGTCGGTTCTTTACCTGATGACGAAAAAGGCAAATCACACAAATTAAAAGCACTGTCTGAATTAGGTTTGAGTGACGAAAAAACAATCGCTATATTAAAAGCTGACTTTGACAGCAAAAAGAAGTCATATAGTGCATTGATTGAAAACGGAATATCCATTGATGATTATCTGACAGTTGAAGAAGTGAGAAAAAATATGAGAGTTCCATTGAACAGAAAAGGAAATCCGATTACAAAAGGTCCTTACTCAAAAAAGGCTCAAACATTCCGCTATATCAATTCGATGGATTTAGAACCATATCAGAAAAAATTGTTGTTTGAAATGTATCATGATAATAAGAGGTGATTTATGAACGCTATAAAACATTTAATAGGAGATTTATCAGCATATCAGTTGATTATAAGTATATTGGCAATTGTGTACATCGGAAAGGCTTTGCTTTACATCTACAAGAATGCCACGTGGTTTCATGACGAATTCCAAAAAAGAGATGACCTTATCCAATCGATAGAGGTTTTAACGGATGAAGTGAAAGAGATAAAAAAAGATTTGCTTATCATTACCAATGAGAGTAGAGAGTATAGGCGAACATCCTTGCACGATAAGATAATTAAGGCTCATTTGCAATATAAAAGGCAAGGGTATATTACACCATCCCAGTTGTCTAATTTTCAATTATGCTTGCAAAAATACTACAGTGCTGGTGGGAACGGGATTGTTAAAAGTAAGATAGAAGCAGAAGTATTTGATTTAGAGATTAGAGAGGAGTAACAGATGACAGAAAAACTGACAAACGAAGAAAAAGAATTATTAGAAAATTACAGGGCGAAACAACAGAAGAAAGAAGAGGATTTTTCTAAAAAATGGATTAGAAGATTGCTAATCTTTACAGTGTTGTTTGTTGTGGTAATTTTGGTATTATTTTGGAAAACAGGTAACGAGCCGAGCGTTTTAATCGGCTCTGTATTTGCCATGATTACAGGCGAATTATGGAGTATGGCAACCATTAAAAAATCAAAAATAGAAAAGGAGAATGAATATGAATAATTTATTAGACATGAACATGGTATACGGAATCGCAATTGTGGTGTTATTTTGCGGTGTTTTAATCGCAATGAAAAAAAACGGTATTAAGTTTGATTACTACAATGAAGTTAAATTAGCTTTATTGATGGGTGGTACAATGTTTAAGGATACCAAAATTAAAATGATTATGGGTATCTGTATGGGGATTGTACAAGGACTTGAAAATGCCGACAAGTCATCTGTAGAGAAAAGAAAAGAGGCTATCTGGCAAGCTATTGATGAAATATACAAAAAATGCGGTGTGAAGATGGATAAAGAAATCGTTGGACAGATTATCGATATTGCGGTTGCTAACATGCCTGAAAACAAATAAAAATTACAGAAATCGGCACAAAATGTATCGTTTTTTGAGTTTTGATAACAAAAATTGAGAAAAAATCACAAAAAAGGAGTAGTAAATTGAATAAAAGAGAAAAAATAATTGAAACTGCAAAAAATCTGAAATCTAAAGGGGTAAAATATAAATTAGGTGCAAAAGCAACCCCGCCTAAAACACCTACACAGTTAGATTGTAGCGGTTTTGTTAGATATTGCTACCTATCCGCAGGAGTTAATATTCCTGATGGAACATACTATCAATTCAAAGGTTCTAAACCGATTCCAAAAGAAAAACTTTTGCCGGGAGATATCGGTATTATGCAAGACCCGGCAAAGCTCGGTAAAAAGGTAAATCATATCGGTATCTATCTTGGCGGTGGATATTGGATTCATTGCAATTATTCCCGAAATGGAATTACACTTGAAAAAACAGATATTTTCAAATACCCAAGACGTTTTGACGGCTTAGAAGAAAAGAAAGGTAGAGTGAAGAAAATGATAAACGTAAAAATCAATGGAAAAACAGTCAAATTAGACGGTTTTGAAGAAAAGGATACTAATTATGTATCAATCAGAGAACTTGCCGAATTACTGGGAAAAACTGTAGAATGGAACGAAAAAGAAAACATAGTTATAATTAAATAATTATATTGACTATGGTTATGGTAATACTTATAATGTTAAGTGTATTGATTCTTAACCCTCCTTCCAAATCCATTATATATGGTTGACAAATTTATTTCTGACAAAAGAGAGCGTGCCTTGCGGTATGCTTTCTTTTGTTGTGTAAAAATATTTTTTTGTTTGTATTTATAATCCGTTGTTTATATGTTAAAATAATATTAAATTAAAGGAGAAAGGATTGATACTATGAAAAAGAAACCCGTTGCAATTGTATTATCAAGAACAGACCGTGAGAGATTTCAAGAGGTGGCATTAAAACATAACGCAAGTATTGTTAGTGTATTCAGAGAAATTGTAGATTTTTACCGGGATGATTTCGATTTTGTATTTCACAACCAAAAACAAGTAAAAGAAGATTTGGTATACGATTCTGTAAGACAATCGTTGTATGTTGAAACCGACATTTTGGAATTTATGAATGAATTTTGTCTAAAACATAATATCAAATGGAGTCTTTTTGCAAGAATGATTATAAAACAATTCTTTGAAGATGAACACAAAATTAAATTCAAACCAAAGCAAAATAAAACTAACAACATAGGTAAAAAATATAAGTCAAAAATGAGATTCACAGAAGATAAAGTGTCTGAAATTATAGATATGTTATTTGATTACTTTTGTTTCAAAAACAACTTTGCACCGAAACGCCGTCAAAATGTAAAAGAAGATTTGGTATTATATTCAAAATCGGATTACCAAAAAATCGATATGTTATTGATTGCCATAAAAAACAATTGGAAAAATGTATATCCTATAGATTGAAAAAGAGTTAAACACTCTTTTTTTATTGTGTCTAACTCTTTTTTTATTATGTTAAAAAGGAACATCATCATCTTCTAATACTCTGTATCCATTTTCCGATAAATTCGTCTGTGATGGCTTTTTTTCTCCCCATTCAAGGAATTGAATGTTTTCAGCAATCAGTTCTGTAATATATCGGTTTTCTCCATTTTTGTTCTCATAACTTCTGTTTTGCATTGAGCCTTTAACCGCAACTAATCTGCCTTTATCAAGATAATTAGTACAGTTTTCCGCTTGTTTTCCCCAAACTTGTACACTAAAGAAGTCCGTTTGTTTTTCTCCGTCTTTCGTTGTATATGCTCTGTCTACTGCGATTGTAAAATTCGCCACAGCTTTTCCTGTAGATGGAACATATCTTAATTCGGGAGCCTTTGTTAATCTCCCTATCATAATTACTACATTCATACTTTACCTCTTTTCTGTTAAAAATATAACATACTATTCTACTTCAATTATTTCGAAATCATCTAAACTTGTGTTAAATTTCTGTTTGATTTCTTCAATTTCTTGTTCGGTAAATTGTGTTTTGTAATCTTCTTCTTTTTTGTTATCACTTAAAATATAATCATCATATTTAGTTTTATAATTTAAATAGCAATCTCTAAATCTGTTTGTTAAAAACTTATGTTTCAAATAATACTTCTTTTTTTCTTCTCTTTCTTCTATTGGTGTAGATGAGTATTCTACAAGTAATTCAAATAACTGTTTTTTCAAGTCTTTTTGTAAGTTTGTAAATTCATTAAAAGTTGTAACGATTTCACAAATATATTCTGTAGATACTTTTGATACAGCATAACAATTAGAATCAAATAATTCAATCCATCTTTCACTGCTGTTTTTTCCTTCCATAACTTCAAAACCTAATTCTTCAACTTTTTCTATAAATTCTTTTGTTTTCATGCTTTTCTCTCCTTCATTCTCTAAAAATCACAACTATTATTAGGTGGTTCAGGTAATGGCGTCCACCATAAAACATCTTCACACACAACATCATCACCTATAACATCAAAAAATACTTCTCCTGCTGAATTAACCCATTTATCTACCATAAACCATCTGCCATTTGTAACTAAAACTTCTTCATCAGATTTTCTTAACTCAAGCTTATTCCATTCTGTATCTGCCTTTAAATGGTCTAATTCTTGTTTTACGTTATTAAATTCATCATAAATTTCATCGATATAATCTATCAATGTCAAATAATCGGCATAATCTATCCTTATATGCAACTCATCTATAAATTCTCTAAGTTCATCTAATTGCTCCATTTTATTCTACCTCTACTTTATCAAACATGTCTAAATTTAATGGTTCAGGCAATACAATGTTGTTTATTTCTTCCTCTGTAAATTCGGTTTTAACATTTGAATTACCCATTTTGTCAAGTGAAAAATATCTTTCAGATTCTTTTATATTTTTATTTCTCTTAAACATATTTATATAATTTTCATCTTCCGTAATTCCAAAAAAATCAACATATTCTTGTTTTAATCTAAGATGATATTTCTTTGGTTCAACTTTTTTCGCTTGTTTCATTCTCGAAAAATTAAGCATAGAATATCTTGTCCAATCGAACCCGGTTCTCGTAAAAAACAATGTGTTATTTATTACTTTATATTTGTATTCGTCATAGATATATTCAGTTGCATATTCAGCACCTTCTTCCCAACCTAAAAATTCTAATAATGTTTGTGGTTCTTTTAGTTCTTTCAATAAGTCAGCAATTTCATTAAGTAAATCCATTACAACATACTTAATTGTTTGTCTTTATAATTCATCCAAATTGTTTCTTCCCTCGATACAGAACACTCTGCTGTTGTTTTTAACTTCTCTTTTCTCCAGTCTTTCAACATATGATTATATAAGTCATTTTCATAGCCAGAAATCATTACTTTGCCATTAAATTTTAATAACTTAGCAAGCAATTCTTTATGTTGTTCATTTGTCATTTCGTGTTCATATAGATAGCCTTTTCTTGTGTCCAACATATACGGCGGGTCGGCATAAACAAAAACCTCTTCTTTGTTGTATCTATCAAGCAACTTTAAGGCATCCTGATTCTCAATTTGTGCATTTTTAAGTCGTTCGCTTGCTGCTATTAAGACATCAGGAAATCCGTTCCAAAATCTTGTCGGTGACGGCGAATTTTTCCCAATACCGCTCCTGAATCCGTTTTTATACCTATTAGAACAACCGAATCCTTGACAACATCGAACGGCAAATCTTCTTGCACGCTCTATGTAGCTATCTGCAGAATCAAAAGAACTGTTATACTCATCTCTTGAATATGGTGTAAGCTCAATCAATCGTATTAAGTCTTTAGGATAATCTCTTAATACCTTAAAATAATTCACTACTTCTCCGGATAAATCGTTGATTGTTTCAATTCTTGCAGGTTTTTTATTAAAAAACACAGCACCACCGCCAAAGAACAACTCCAAATATACGGAGTGTTCAGGAATAAAACTACAAATCCAATCAGCAATCCTTGTTTTGCTTCCTGGATACTTCAATACATTTTTCATCTGCTCATCTCCAATAATTCAGGATTTTCATAAATATTTCCGATGACTTCAATGCTACTGCTTCCATCTTTGTAGCAACTATCAACATAGCAAACATAACCTTTACCGCTTCTATCGCCGTCATCACCTATAAAACGTGTGTCATCATAAATAACGGTAAATTTACGATTGTTGCATACCAAGATATCACCTTCAAAAATCTCTTTTCCGTTCTTATCTTTTATCCCTGTGTATTGCAACAACTCAAACTCGTTGCAATATTTCTTATCTTGTTCTCTAATCTCTTCAAAATGATTGATTTTTCTGTCTGTATACACAATCAAGTTTGGAGTATGACCTTTACCTAAAAAACATATTTTCAAAATATTTTCAGCAAGTATCATTTTCCTGTTATTTTTATCCCAAACTCTGAATTTTATATCTCTCATTTTTCCAACTCCTATATCCTTTTATTTATATTTGACAAATCTTCTCTGTTAAAATTGTAAATCACAATCATAGATGGAAATGGTGCAGGATGGTTTTCTTTATGCTCTGCATCTAAAAATTTTAACCGACCTTTCAAAAAAAATATTTCTGCCTTTCCGTAAATATAATCGTGAAAATACTTCGTGTCCGTTCTCGCTGGCAATAACATTACAATCGTTGTATCGTGTGATATAGATTCTAAGTATGCTTTTTCAACCCATTTGCTTATCTCTCTCCCATAAGGCGGATTGCACCAAACAGCACCATTATTCTGTTTCCATCCTCTTTGTAATCCATCTGTTTCAACAGTATAGAAATTATCGCATTTTCTGTTAAATTTATTCGCTGCTACATCAAGCGTAAAATTAAATATATTGTCAAGTTTTGTGAATAGCTTAGGAGGAGTTTCCCAATCCATTTTTTTACTCGAAAACAAAACATCGTTCATTATTCTTGCTCCTTTTCGTTTTCTGCGTTTTTATCATATCCGGTGTAATCACATTCTCCCATGTTTAACCCTCCGACAAACTTAGCTTTCAATTTTCAATCCTGTTTCTTTTTCAAGTGCATTTTTCAAATCTTCAAAAGACACATAACCTTCTGTCAAACAATCCATATTCTTTTTGACTTCATCGATAAATTTTTCCAATCTTTTCTGTCCAAATCCAAAATTGTCTCTCAACACTATCAGAGGAACATTCATCATCAGCACAAACGCTCTGCTAACTGCCTCGTTGGTAGCACTCTCTTTTATTTGATTGATGTCATTTTTCTTAATGTTAATCACAGATTCTTTCTCTTTCCTGTCCGCTCTTCTACGTTCTGCTCTATTCATTTTTTTCTCCTTCTTCTCTCTTTTTGATGACAAACTCATAACCCAAACAGCTTAAATACTTAACAAAAACACCAAACTTCAAATCCTTAGCATTCTTGAGTCTAAAACTTACTATTTGTTTTGATTCTTTGACTTTTTTTGCCAAGTCTATCTGTTTGATTCCGGATTCTTTCATACAATCTTTTATGATTTCAATAGCACTTTTCATACAATCCTCCCCTTACCTAAACAATGTGTCCGGCTTCGGTAAAAAACAAATTATGTTTTTTGGAATAATTAACTACAATCTCTTCCGGACTATCTGCTTCATCTAAATCGTCTCCATATTTTTCTAAAATAATTTCTCTAACTTCTTCTCTCGCATTATCTTTAGCCTTGATCCATTTTCTTTCTTCTGTCTGTTCCGCTTTTTCACAAATCTCGTTAAAAGTAAATTTACTATCCATAAAATCCCCTCTCTATCCCGCAAATTTTTTAAGGCATCTAACAAGTCATACAGCATGCCGTCCATGAACTTAAAAATCACAAAACAACTCTTCAGTGCTTATCCATGCCATTCTGTCATGATAAATTTCACAACACATGCAATCCTCTCCGCTACACCTTGCACATTTATCAGCATCTTGCTTTTTTATTTCATCCATTCTCTCAATCAATTTATTTTTACAGCTTTCTCTAATTTCAAACATAGGTCTCAATCTCCTTTTTACTTAAAAAACAATGCATTATCAATGTTTTCAAACTCAACATCATATCTTGAAGGCGGGTAATACGGCTTTTCAAAATGCAAATTGATGTATTTCATTTCTTCTCTTGTTCTAGCTCGATCCATTGCTTTTTCTGCTTGTTGTCTTGTGTTGCAAACAATAACAAGCTTGCTTGTTTTTCCTCTTGAAGAACCCCAACCCGATAGAAACTTATCTGTCATAGACACATAATATTTTTCGCTCATACTTCTTTCCTCCTTAACTATTTGTAAATGTTGCAATTCAAATGTTTTTTTGTAACGATACGATAGCATTGTCTATACTTGTGTCAATAGTTTTTTCTAAAGATTTTTATATTTTTTTTACACACTTTAATCCCACATAATTATGTCATAGTCATTAAAAGAGTACATTTTTTCGTCTTCTGCCTTAACTTTCCATTGGTCTTTTATGCTGATATACTTCATGCATTTGTTGCTGTAATTCGTTCGGTTTATTCCTTTTTTCCACATCTTTTTTGCCTTAGGGCTTCCTAAATTGTAAATCATGTATGCTTTATGCCAATCATGACAACTGTTGTAAGCCCACATCAACCTCATTGTTCCGAACTCAACATTCTGTTGTAAATCATAGACATCTGTAAATCCACAACTGTAAAAATCTTTTAGGATACTGTCATTTATCTGACAGATTCCACTATCTTTCGTTTTACTCCTCAATCTGATGTCAAAATTTCTGTTCTCAACCAAAATCATTGCAAGTACATTTTCAACTGGAACTCCGAATTTTTCTGATGCAAAAACAGAAGATTCATAGACTTCATACGGAATAATTACAGGTGTTTCTATCTTTACATCCGCATGCGACTCACAAGAACATAAAATAATAACAAAAACAAACAAAACTATTTTTTTCATCAAACTTCTCCTTCCTCCGGATTACAGAAATGCCAAAATCCATCTTCATCTTTTTCTAAATTATCTGTGTCATTCCAACATTCAACATAAAATTCAAAGGCATCAGAAGAACAAAGATCAGGATAATAAGATTCCAATTCGTTTTCTCCTTGATATTTTTTGTAACCAGCATTGTATCCAATATCTTCATCAGCCCACCAATGTTCAACTTGTGTTTTAGGATTCATCTTTGATAGCATCTCCAAAATAGGAGTAGGTGCGGACCATGCTGTCTCAAACGTTATTTCATCATCAGAAATAATTTCTGTCTTCAAAGCATTCCACTTTGTTCCCCAATTTTTAATTCTCCAACCGTACCAATCCGTAAAGCCGTACTTCACTGAATTTGTAATATATATCAGCCCAATTTCAGCGAGTTCGTCTTCTGTTTTCCCTGTATTTTTAACGCAATTTTTATACTCTTCATCATTCATAAATTTTAATCCTATGACAATTCCTTTGCATTTTCTAAATGCAGCTTTTACAGAGATTTTCTCTATGCTTCCCGACACAACTTCCAATTCTTTCGGCATCGGAATTATCTTGTTAAAATCAATGTGCAAATTGCCATCATCTTGAACAGTAAAAATGTTCAATTCTTTAATCCCATCCATTACAATTTTATTTTTTACATAATTAGGCATGTTATTTATCTCCTTTTCCTTTAGAAATATATGGAATTTTCCAATTTCATTTGACTTGATGATGTTTTATATTCGTGAACAATAAACTTTCTAAATTGAGCTAATTTTCGGCTCTTTACAGTATGGACATTCATCAACCATGTAGCTTTCGAAAATCTTCTTGCAATTTTCACAAAAACAAAGCTCTTCTTCTGCAAATTGTTCTTCGATAAATGTTTCAGGACACTGCCAATTTACTGCTTCAAAGACCATTCTTGCTATGTCCTCCTGATAATTGCAAATTGCCATGAAATCATTCTTGGTGTAATAGCAATCCGTAAGCTCCGGAACATAGCAAGGAGCTTTCGGATCATCTTCAAAAGCATTGTAATCCTTAAATACATATCCTTGTTCAAAATACTCTCGTTCAAGTTCAACTATTTCGCCGTCTTTAACAACACACTTTCCAAAAACATCTTGCTGCTCTTCTTCAATTGTCAATGCAGGTGGCTTTTTATAATGTCTATAACATCTTTCAAAAAAATTTTCTTCTGAATAACAAAAACTAAAATTCATACATCCATCAACATTAGGATATCTTTCCATAAACAACTCCAATGCTCTTTCGTAACTCTTTGCTCTAATGACAATATAGTCATTCGGAAACGGAAACTGTTCTGAACTCCCAAATGTAAAATACCAATTTTCAAACATACCTGTTTCTCCTCTCTATTTTTTCACACTACTAAACTAAAATGGCAAATCATCATCTGTTATCTCGTTGTATCCGGAAGCGGTTTCATAATCATTCCCGGAAGTAAAACTTTCAGAACTTCCCCCAACTTTTTCAAAATCAAAAACAACAAAATTAGTGTAAGTGACTTTTTTCTCTTTTTGGTAATAAGTGGTTACATCGCAGGCATCAATTCTGATTCGATCTCTTTCAGCAAGATTTCCTGATTTCTGATAAGCTTCCCCTACCAATCTCGCATATCCACTAAAATCAGTTTCATAAGAATCTGTCTCTTTGTTCTTTTTGCTTATGCTTAATCTTGCTTCTGCATAATTCCCATTTCCTCGTCTGATTTCCCATACCGTTGCATAAGCTCCTGTTCTAAATCACCACAG